GTTTCCCCGTTCACTAAGGATCGTGCGGAACCAGACTCAAATCGCAAGTGCGGCAGCGCAAGCGGTCCAGGGTCCGGTTCCGCACGTCCGAGAGTCAGGCGCAGCACAACTGGCGCGCCTCATCGACCTGCGCGAGTCCTTTTCAGTATCCAGGGCGACCGCCATGCAGGTCCCCGCAGTGGTCGACGCCCTGAAGACTTATAGTCACACGATCAGCGCGTTTGGCCTGCGGGAATACCGAGGCGACGATCCGATCGCCGCTCGACCGTTCCTGAACTGCCCATGCAAGTTTCTGCCATACGCCGCAGTAATGCAGCGCACCATCGCCGACCTGCTGCTATTCGACCGCGCGTACTGGTACGTCACTGACCGCACCTGGGATGGATTCCCCTCAAGCATTGAAGTCATGCGCGTCGAAGACGTCAACGATTTGACAGTCGCAAACGCTGGCATAGACCCAAACACGCAGCCCCCCAGCGACCCTTTCTACTTTCTGGGCAACCAGATCCCGACCCGCGACGTCATCAAGTTCTACGGCGACGGCAACGGCGGCTGGCTTAGGAACGGTGCAACCGCAATTAACATCGCCGCCGCGCTCGAGGCCGCGACCCTCATGTATTCCGAGTCACCGATCCCGACCGTCGTCCTGAAAAACAACGGCGCCGACCTACCCGCCGACCAGGTAGACGCACTACTCGAGGCCTGGGAAGAAGCACGCGCCGCCCGATCAACCGCCTACCTGAACAGCACTATCGACACCCAGACAATGGGATTCAGCGCCCGTGACGTGCAACTGGTCGAAGGTAAGCAAGCCCAGGCAACAGCGATCGCCAGGCTCGCAAACCTTGACCCAGTCTGGGTCGGTGCCGGTGTACCAGGTTCCAGCCTTACCTACTCAAACCGCACCGACTTGTACAGGCAACTGCTGGACACAAGCCTGCGCCCCATCATGGACCTGATAAGTGGCCGGTTATCCATGCCAGACATCGTGCCCAGGACACACGCAGTCAGGTTCGACACGACCGGATTCCTGCGCGGCAACCCAGGCGAACTGGCCGACCTGATCACAAAGCTAGTACCGCTCGGTGTCCTGACTGAAGAAGAAGCACGCCTGGTGCTAGACCTGCCCACTCTCGGAGTAATGTCATATACCCTTTTACCGATGGGGAACTAATGAGAACGACAACGCAAGACACAGAGTTCATCTTTGAAGTACGCGAAGACGCCGACGGTGACATTGTCGGCCAGGGCACAGGCCGCGCCGTACCCTACGGAGTCGAAACTGACATCGGTGGTGTACGGGAGTCCTTCGCTAGGGATTCATTCAACCCTGAAGACGTCATCGGCAAGCCACTTGCCTACCGTCATAACGAACCCGTCGGCATCATCACTGGCGCAGAGAACCGCGAAGACGGCCTGTACATCGACTTCAACATCGTGAACACTGCACTCGGTCGCGACGCAGCGACCCTGGCGCGAACTGGCGCCAGCCGCGGCCTGTCCGTCGGATTCCAGCCGATTAAGTCAGCATGGACAAAGACACGCGACGCAGTGCAACACATGAGCGCCGGCCTCCTCGAGGTCAGCCTCACCCCATATCCCGCATATGCCACCGCTGGCATATCGGCAATCAGAGAAGAAGGAGAAACCATGACTGAGACAGTCATCGAGACCGAGACTGTCTCGGTCGATGCGGAGGCTCGCGAAGCCATCGCACAGGTACGCGAAACCGTCGCCAGCATCGAGGCACGCGCTTTCGTATCTGAACCCGTTCACCCACTCGCCGAGTTCCGTTCGTTCGGTGAGTACTCGAAGGCAGTCCTGGCAGGCGACGTCGACACGCGCGCCCTTGCCGACCAGACGACCGCCAACAACCCAGGCGTCATGCCCCCAGTGTGGCTGCTTCAGGTCAAGGGCATCATCGACTTGGGTCGCCCAGCGATCACGTCAGTCGGTGGCCCAGAGTCAGCCGGACAGTTTGGCATGGAAATCAACTGGCCTTACTTTGACGGTGACCTGACCGCAATCGTCGAGGCCCAGGCTAACGAAAAAGACGAAGTCAACTCGGTCGAGATTAACCTGGAAAAGGGCGACGCAACCCTGGGAACCTACGCAGCCGGATCGGATATTTCCTACCAGTTGCTTCAGCGTTCCAGCCCGTCTTACCTGGACGCTCACAATCGGATCATGGCCGCGTCATACTCGACCGTGACCGACCGCAAGTTCACAAACGACCTGTGGACCGGATCGTCGAACACGAACATCTACGACCTGTCGGCAGACACCACGGGAACCGTGTTTCGTGAGCGCGTATTCACCGCCTCGATGGAGGTCGAGGACGCAACCGGCGCCCCCGCCACCGTCGTCCTGGTGTCGACCGCGTTGTTCTCCAAGATCGGCAGTTTCACCACGTTCTTCCCCGCGCCTTACAGCGTGCAGAACGTGTCGGGCGTTGCCACGGCCAGCACCCTGGATGTGAACGTCTCAGGCTTGCGCGTTGTTCGGGCGAAGTGGCTCGACACCGACGCCGACCGTCACGCAATCGTCCTGAACGGTGAGGCAGCACGCTGGGTCGAAGACGGCCCACGCCTCGCCACTGCGGAGAACGTCAGCAAGTTGGGTCGCGACGTAGCGATTTACGGATACGGTGCCACGGCAGTTTACTTGCCAGCAGGCGTCGTCCGTCTTGCCGAGAATTAAACCAACTCACCCCACCGGAAGGTAATCAGGGTCCCGATATGGCACTCGTAACAGGTCAGGAACTAGCCGACGCGCTAGACCTGGAATACGACGACCCGTACGAAGACACGCTCGATCAGGTCGCCGCAGCTGCGGATGACATTATCGGGACCCTGATTACCACGGCAGCACTGACAGCGGAACCGCCAGCAGTTAAGGAAGCCGCGCTCGCAGTGGGCGTCGAAATCTTCCAGGCGCGAACCGCATCAGGTGGGCAGGCAGTAGCGGCAGACTTCAGCCCTGGTCCTTACCGACTTTCGGTGTGGCTCACCAGGCGAGTCATGTCCTTACTGGGGCCATACCTGAACGTCAAAGGCATGATCGGATGACAGCGCTCAGCACCGAGGCTCGGGAAGCCCTGGTGACAGCGTTTGAAGGTCACGGCCTGAAGGTGTACACCACAGTCCCAGCCGTACCGATCCCGCCCTGCGTTGTCATCGTTCCCGACTCGCCCTGGATACAGCCGACCAGGTTAGGTTCGAACCTGAACTACCGAGTCAGGTGGAAAGTCCTGGTCGTTATCTCGCCCAGGAACAACGCCGCCGCGACAGTCGACTGCGAAGATGCGGTCGATTTGATCCTCGGGCTAGTACCCTCGGGATACGTCGCAGAGTTAGTCGGCCCACCGCAACTGGCAGACACAGGGGCGCAGGGAACCGTCTACACAACAGAAATCAGCATCACCGCACAAATGACAGAAACACCGACACCGTAATCGGGGCCACGCCCCGCCCACAGAAAGAGGACCAGATATGCCAGCAGTAAGTGTGGCGGGCGCAGCGTTCACCGTTGACGTCGCCTCTATCGGATACGAAAGCCAGGTCACGAACGGCACCGTCACCACGACGCCTACGATCGTGCGAACAAAGACACTGGACTCGGTCGCGTTCGACCAGACCGACCTTAACTCGACGATCGCGGTCGAGTTCCTGTACGACGAGAACACCGGCCTGTACGACGCCCTTCAGGTTGCAATCGCTGGCGCTCAGACAGTAGCCGTCGACGTGCGCTCCGCCACTGGCCACTGGGCAGGCAACGGAATGTCGATCGAGGCCTGCGAGATGACCGTCGAGGCCGCAGGTATTGCCACCTGCTCGGTCACCTTCACTGGCACCGTAGCCTTTTCCTAACAACTAGCGAACGGGGAAACACCGCATGTACCCAAAAGTCAATTACCAGAGGCCTGATCAGGAAGACGTCACCACAGTCGACTGCCTAGCGGCAGATGTCATGCTGGCGAACCGCCTGTGCAACAACAACCCAAAACTGGTGGACCTGTGCATCCTGGTCGCCTACATGAACGAGCACGACTCAGAACCCGCAAAGATGGACCAGGTATCGAAGTGGGCGCGTAAGGAACGCATCTGGGCCGAGCAAGGGGAAACGCCGGACCCTACCCAGCAGGCACTGTCGAACGACTGATGGTGCAACTGGCGCTCCATCTTCACCGGCCCGTTGAGGAACTGGCGAAGATGGAACCTAGACTGCTTGCGACATTTGTTGAGGAGTTGAGCAGTGGCGATCGTTGAAGCCTACGTCGACGGCCTGAACGACGTCCTGCGCGCTTTCAAAGCTTTACCAAAAGAAGCCAGCGCGGAACTACGCCAAGCCTCGAACAAAATCGCCGCCGACTACATGGTCCCCGCCTGGCAGAACGCCGCCCTGTATTACGCAGGACCCTGGGGCCAGGTCATCGCAGACAGTGTCAAAGTTAAGCGCGACCGCGTACCAGCAGTCTCGATCGGTGGAAACCGTAAGGTTTTGTCAGGTGGCGGCACAGCCACAATGGTCAGGTGGCCCTCTGACACAGGCCAAGGGCGCGAGTCGTTCGCGCCGTTCGAACAGACAAACTGGATCAGCAACGTACGCGCATACCAGCCAGCCGCGCTGCGCGAGTGGGGTCAAGCCGTCGACCGGATCGTTAGAAAATGGGGGACAATGTAGCCATGGCAAAAACCCTGACAATTTTCCTGGCAGCCGACGTATCCAAACTGAACCGGCAACTGAAAGGCGCCCAAAGCGACCTAAACATCTTCAGCAACGGGATCAGCGGCCTGTCCAGCAAACTGTCGAACCTGATGGGGCCAGCCCTGATCGGTGCTGCGGCAGCGGCAGGCGCTTTCGCCGTGAAACTGGGAGTCGACGGGGTCAAAGCCGCGCTCGAGGACGCCGCCTCGATCGACAAACTAGCCCAGACTCTTGAAAACCTGAACCTTGCACACCAATTACCTGAAGTCGAAAACGCAATCAGCAAGTTCGAGCGCACACTGGGCATCGCAGACACAGAACTACGCCCAGCCTATGACCGCCTGGTCAGGTCAATCGGCGACACAGGCGAGGCAACCCGCATCCTGGGCATCGCCCTGGACGTGTCAGCCGGATCAGGTAAGTCACTGGACGCAGTTGTCCAGGCACTAGGCCGCGCCTACGACGGCAACACGGCAGGCCTGTCCAGGCTCGGTGCTGGCATCGACTCAGCAACCCTGAAAACTGGCGACCTGACCCTAATCACAAACGAACTGGCCAAAACGTTCGGCGGTCAGGCCACCACGTCAGCACAGACGATGGAAGGACAACTGAGGGTCCTTCAAACCGCCGTCGACAACGTCGCGGAGGCACTCGGTCGAGGCCTGCTCGATTCCCTGGGAGAAACAAACGACGGCACCGTCAGCCTGGTCAAAGCGATGGA